ATCTTTTACAATCTTATTCATTTATATCTCTCTTATATAATATTATTCTTTAACGTCAGCTATATTTCACAAAAGTCTACAGAAAAATCAGATACATCTTTTACAATCTTATTCATTTATATCTCTCTTATATAATATTATTCTTTAACGTCAGCTATATTTCACAACCACCTGCACCACAAGCTAGTGTTTGAGCACCTTCAGTTTCATCTTCAAATTCATAGTTAGGAAGCAGAGAGAAGTCTACTTCAGGGAAAGCATGAACCGCTTTAATATACTCTTGCTCAGTGCAAGGCGAATAAGGAGCTTGTGCATAAGTGTGCTCACTGTAAGGCAAGAAACTAATGCCAGTTACGTTATCAAAGTTCTTGAATACCCAATCACCTACCTCTAACCACTCATGTTCTTTTACATAAATAGTTACTGAAACTGAATGTTCTGACCACCAAGTTTGATAAGCCAACCAGTTTTCAAGCTGCTCAATAGCTGTTTGTTCATTAGCTAGTGTAGCACCTGTTGGTGATTTAATAGGGAAGTAAAATACTGTTGTTTTAGCAGGATTCATAACGTCTTCTTCGTTAGGAACTCCTTTGTCTTTTAAAAAAGCAGTTAAGGGATCATTGTTGGATTGGCGTACAGCGCGAATATAGTAAGGCGCAAAACGTCCATGAATACCAGAAGCACTATCAACAAGCTGAGATACAGTACCGCTCGGCTTAACCGTTGTAATGGCAGCGGCAGGATTGATGTTAAGCTTTTCTGCATATTCTTTATTTGCCTTAATAGCTTCATTTTTCATTTCCTCAAGTAACTTGGGTTCTGGACTACGAAGAATTTTACAATCTTGAATACCTGTAAGAGACACGCCAAGGAGGGCTTCTTCTTCACAGTTCTTTTGCCAGATCTTGCGTACATATTTGAAATCAGTTAAAGAAGCTTGTAATGTACCAAGTATAGCGGCAATACGAACTTTACGCTTTAAGTCTTCTGATGTATCATTTTCACGACACACAACCTCTGTAAGATTACACAGTTGCCCTGACCGTAATGCAATTTCTGCACACGGATTTAAACCAACAATCTTATCTCCATCTCTACGATCTGGGGCCATATCTTGTAATCCATAACGAGATACAATACCTCGTTCACCAGAACCAGACTTCATGAGGGCCAACCATTCATCCATAAAAACAGCCATAGATGGTTTTGTTTCATAGGAAGCAGAGTTATTAGCTAAGGCACGATGTGGAGTATTCTCCCACCAACGACCAGATTTACAATCTCTAATTTCAGGGTCTCCAAGATCGCTAAGAGAAATTAATGCAGAGCGGCGTACACCTCCTACTACAACTACTTCAGCAATTTTACAAATAATATCGTGTACTTCTTGAGGGCTTAGCTTTCGGCCTTGAGCAAGTTTAAATTTTAAAGTTAAAAAGTCAAATAATTCTTTTAAAGGTTCAGGGCCAGAGGCTCGACCCCCCATTGTTTTTAAGCGAGCACCTTCAGGACGAATACGGCTATAATCCCACTGATGAATGTTACCCAAGTATAATTCAGCAATAAGCTTTCGTAAACCTTTTGCCCAACCTTCTGCACTGTCTTCAATACTAATAACACGTTCTGTCTCCGTAAAGATATCGTTAACTATGGGTAGTTTATTTACATATTTAGCTTCAGCAGAAAATCCGACACCTGTTCCTGCCATAAGAATAAATAATATTTCGTCAAATACGCGGATGTGATCAACTGCTGCAAAGCTACAGTTATAACCACGAAAGTGATTTTGCTCTAATGCTTTTCCCGCACTCCACATGGCCCTCATGGAGGGCATCACTTCACGATTAAAGATCGAATTTCGAAGTTCCGAATACTCTGACTCAAGAATCGTATTTGTTCCAACACGTTCTTTCCAAAAGCCTACGAGTCGATCTACAGTCTCTCCCCAGGTTTCACGACGACCTTCGTCATCTAGAAAACGTGAGTAACGAGAAAGATGGATAAAACTTTCGTATGGTTGCATTTTTTAATTTCCTATTTATTTTTATATTTAGTTTTTGTTTTTTTATTAACCAATGCCTCTAAAGTGTCTTTGCAGGTTTCTATAACTTCTTCTGCAACTTCAATTTGAAGGTCTACGCTTGCTTTTACAGCATTTTCTACAGGAGTTCCTTTCCACAAATCTTTAATAAATTCTAATTGTTTAGGATCATAAATCTTTTTTATATTAGGGTTATTTACCCATTTTTCAAATTGTTTGTTTGTATAGCCTTTTTCTATAAGCTTTTTAAAAATTTCTTCCATTAGTGTAGTACCCTTTTTACATTATTTATTTTGTTGAAAAAGGTGTCAGCATAAAAATAAACATGATTCTGTTCTTCTTCAGACATCTCATTTAATTCTTCTGCTAACCCTTCTAAATATTCTTGTACAAATGGATTAAATCCACTTATATCAGGATCTCTATCTAACATTTGATAAACAATAGATATCAATACAAGAGCGTGATCATTAATCATACCCGCATAAGTTCCTCTAATTGATTTTCAAATTCATCTGATCCCTTGGACAGCCTACCTGTTTCAAACTCATAATAAAGATTGCCACTTGGTCCTGTCAAACCTGTGTATCGGCATTTAAGAACTTTTGTTTTAATTGTGTTGCGCTCATCATGAATAGCCGACCCAACGTTTCTAGCAAAAGCGATAATGTCCATACTAATTTGTTTAATAGAACCTGAACCACGAATATCATCCATTGACGGTAATTTACCTTCTTCAAAACTTTTTCCTTTATTATCTGTCTTACGTAGGTGACTAATTAGACCTATCCACACATTATGTTTTTTACATAGTCTTAATAAGTCATTCATTATCTTATCAATAGCTTCATTACCAGTTAAACCCTCTGCTCCTTCAGAAGCAAGTATAGTAATGTGGTCCACAAAGAGATACTTACAACCGCTAAGACACATATACTCAAGAAAATCCATGATGGAGCCATCAGATATAGAACCTTGATGATC